ATGATTTATCCCTCCGACACTGATAGGGGTCGCATATGGGCGTAAAAAGTGCGCTCCAAACGTCGATAGATAACGCGATTAAACATGGGAGCATCAACGAGACAGACCACGGCGCGATCATCGAAGCAGCTTTGAAAGTTGCAGCCGTGATGGATGAACCAGAATGGCCTATTGTGCGCGGCAAGATTGATAACGTTTCGCCTAGCGTGTTCTTGAAATATTGCGATGCTTTGGGAATCGTCCCGAACGTCGAAATCGGCGCGAAGCCGTCAAAACCGAAGTCAAAGCTGACAGCTTTCAGCTCATCGGCTAAGTTCGCAAAGGCCGCTAATGACTAGGTTGGTCGGGTACGAGCAGCCTAGGATATTCACGCCACCGTTACGCGAGCTGACACCAGACACAACGCTTGGTTTTGAGGTTATTTCATTTGCTGAGAACGTGCTAGGCATCACGCTTCACCCGTGGCAGCGGTGGCTGTTCATTCATGCGCTTGAGATAATCGACCTCGAAGATGGTTCGTGGGTTCTGCGTTTCCGTACTGTGGTCGTTCTTGTCGGTAGGCAAAACGGCAAGACCACGATGGGCGCTATTCTCTCGCTGTTCTTTCTCTATGCGCTGCGAACAGGTTTAGTAATCGGAACAGCTCAAGACTTGGAGCAAGCCGAAGACACCTGGGCGATGTGCGTTGACATTGCCGAAGCCGACGAAGAGCTGTCAGAGCAGATTTCGCACGTTTGGAGAACGAACGGCGCGAAGCGGCTACAGCTCAAAGGTGGGCGGGATTACCGCGTTAAGGCATCGACTCGAAAAGCTGGGCGTGGCAAGTCTGCCGACTTGGTGCTGCTTGACGAGCTGCGAGAGCATCAGAACTTCGAAGCATACGCGGCATTGTCGAAAACGGGCATCGCTAAGAAATCGGCGTTGCTTTGGTGCATTTCTAATGCTGGCGATGGTACGTCCGTCGTTCTGCGTCACTTGCGGATGAAAGCGCACGCGGCGCTGGGTGACCCTGACGGCATCGTTGCTGCGACAGGTAACGCTCAAGCAGTGCCAGATGAAATACTCGAAGACTCAGCGATTGGCATTTTCGAGTGGAGCGCATCGCCTGACTTGCCGATCACTTCGACAGAAGCATGGCGGCAAGCTAACCCGTCTCTAGGCTACACGATCACAGAGCGAGCGATACGCGCATCATGCGCTGATGACCCAGAGGACGTGTTCAAGACAGAGTGCCTGTGCCAATGGGTGACAGCGGCAGTAACGCCACCGTTTCCAATCGGCGCATGGGAAAAAGGCCAGGACAACGATTCTCAGATAGCGCCTGACTCTCCGCTTTGGTGGGGCGTGGACGTGAGCGACGATAGAAACCGCTCATCGATTGCCGTTTGCGGTATGAGAGCAGATAGGACATGGCACGCCGAGCTGGTAGAGTACCGCGTCGGCGTTGGGTGGCTGCAAGGCTGGTTTGCCGAACGTGCGCAGAAGTACAACGGTATGCGCGTCGCTCTTCAAGTGAAGGGTTCACCCGTCGCTGCGATGGCTGACATTATCGGAGCGGTTGACGGCGTGGAGATTGTTCCTTGCCAGGGTGCCGACGTTGCTGGTTGGTGCGGTCGGTTATGGGACGCGGTGGCAGCTTGCGACGATGCCAGCAATTCGGACTCTGTGCCAGTTTTCCATCGCTCGCAACCTGCGCTCGACCTTGCCGCGAACATTGCAGCAACGCGACCGCTAGGCGATGGCGCGTGGGCATGGGACAGAAAGAAATCGCTAGAGGATATTTCTCCGCTCGTGGCTGTAACAATGGCTCACGGCGCTGCTACATCGGTCGAGAAGGTCAAGAGAAGCGCATACGAGGACGGCGCTGACCTTCTCATTCTGTAAGGGGGTTACATGGGCGTTCTCGATTTTCTCCGTCCGAGGTACACGATTGCGCAAACCGTGTACATCAACGGGGAATCAGTAAAGGGCATGAGCGCGTCGAGGTTGTACGAAACACAGCCGGCGCTGCGTTCCGTTATCTCGTTTCTAGCGGATAACGTCGCAGGATTACCGCTCAAGTGCTACGTTCGCCAGCCTGACGGTGGGCGAGAACGTGACCGCGACTCGATTCTCGCAAAGACGCTCCAAAACCCTAACGAGTGGAGCACTGGTCACGAGCTGATACGCGCCACGGTGAGCGAGTACCTGCTGCATGAGGACTCGTTGTGGTTGACGGTGCCTGGTCAGGACAAGTGGACGATTGCCGTCATACCTCATGACTGGACTACACCGAAGACCCGCGACGGCCTGGAAGTGGACTACATCAAGATTCGCTCGACGTACATGAGCGGCGAAGCGCAACTCAAACCAGAGGACTTCATCAGGTTCACGGGATGGTCACCGTACGGCAGCGCGTCATCTTCGAGCAGAATCGAAGCGTTGAAGCAGATTCTAAGCGAGCAAATCAGCGCGTGGAACTTTAGAAACGGCGTTTGGAAGAACGGCGGCAGGGTTACCCAGTGGATTAGCCGTCCCGCCGATACTCCGTGGGGCGAGGGTGCACGCGACAGGTTCGCCGAATCGTGGAAAAACAAGTTCTCTAGCGATAAGGGAACCGACACGGGCGGCACTCCGCTACTCGAAGACGGTATGCGGCTCGAAACAGCCACGTTCAACGCACGCGAAGCGCAATGGGCAGAAGCAACGAAGCTATCGCGCGAGGACGTTTGCGCGGTGTACCACGTAAACCCTGGCCTGATCTACCACACGGACGCGACCACGTATGCGAGCGCGAAGGACAATGCACGTGCTCTGTACTCCGATACGCTGGCACCGATTCTCGACATGCTCGAAGAGCGCATAAACGCTTTCCTCGTTCCGCGTCTCGGTCTGGACAGCACGCACTATTGCGAGTTCGACCTGGACGCAAAGCTGCAAGGTAGCTTCGAAGAGCGAGCAGGAATCATGCAGTCGAGCGTCGGCGCTCCGTGGATGACGCGCAACGAAGCACGCGCAATGTTGAATCTTCCCGCGATTGACGGCGGCGATGAGCTGGTGACTCCGCTCAACGTGCTCACTGGTGGACAGGCATCGCCTAACGACGTGGACGGCGTTGAGAGCGCATACAACGCTGCGCAACCTCAGACGAAGAGCAAAAGCTGCATACGCTTGAAAGCTGCACCTGAAGAGTACGACGCGAAAGAGATAGCGGCGGCGCTGCGCAAGTTCTTCAAGCGTCAATCGCGCTCGCTCTCTGGTTCTCTCAAGAAGTCGGGCAATTATGCCGACTGGTGGGACGCTGACAGATGGGAGCGCGAGCTGGCAGATGACCTAACGCCGATTTTCCAACGGCAAGCGGCACGTCGCGGCGCTCGCATGGTTGACGATTTGAATCTGAGTGGAGAGTTCGACGCTGAGCGCATCGAGAACTACATCAAGGCTATGGCGCTAGGCAAGTCTAAAGCAATCAACAATGTCACGTACCGCGAACTGAAAACGGCGCTCGACGGTGACATTGACGATGACGCTCTCGGCTCAACAGTTGAGGGTGTTTTCGAGAAAGCCGAAGAGACACGCGCCGACACGTCCGGGCGCTCGTTTGCAACAGCTCTTGCTGGTTTCGCAATCCTCGAAGCAATCAACCAGCGCGGCAACGGCAGACAGGCGATGAAGACGTGGATAGTCACGTCGAACAACCCGCGAGCGGAGCACGCGGCTATGGACGGCGAGACGGTGCCGTTCGATGAGCTGTTTTCAAACGGCGCGAAATATCCTGGTGACCAATCATTAACGCCTGAGCAGAGTTGCAATTGTGCTTGCCAAGTTGAGATTTACATACCATAAAACCAGTTCAAGTGATAAAATTGTAATTGCAGGTAGCAGCTGCATACAATTTGATAAAATTCTTAATGCGTCCCGCATTCGGTTGCTGCTACCAGCCGTTGTGGGGCGTTTTAGTTAGGCAGGTAGCAGATGTCTAAACTAGTCGATATCACTGGTGAGCGATTTGGAAGTTTGGTCGTTGTTCGTCGTGATGGTGTCACAAAAAGTGGCGCGGCTGCATGGTTATGCAAGTGCGATTGTGGTCAATACACAACAGCAGCAGGAAACCATTTAAGACAAGGATTGGTCAAGTCGTGCGGATGTGCTAGAAAAACAGCGCATAGAATCGATATTGCTGGTCAGAAATACGGAAAACTAACCGCGATAGAGCCGATATACGGTGATGTAACTTACTGGCGATGCATTTGTGATTGCGGTAACGAGATAACCGTGAGAATGGCAAATCTGCGAAGTGGTCATGCATGTTCGTGTGGTTGCGGAAGTTCTCGATTGTACTCTGGTGAGAAAAACCCTTCCTACAGGCACGGTAACGCTCATGGGCGGTTGTATGCAGTTTGGTCAAGCATGATTCAGCGATGCGAGAATAAAAACAACAACGCTTACAAGAATTACGGTGAACGCGGCATTTCAGTGTGTGACGAATGGCACGATTATGCGGCGTTTGAAAAATGGGCACTCAATGCAGGATATGACGAATCAGCGCCGAAGGGGAAATGCACAATAGACAGAATCGACAATAACGGCAATTACGAACCGAGTAATTGCAGATGGGTCGATATGCACATACAAGCGTTAAATAAGAAACGATAACGCGAAACAACAATCAGTTAATTAGCCGTTCGAAATCGAGCGGCTTTTTTAATGCCTGAAAGGGGGCAGACGATGCATCAACTCAAGGCGTGCATCAAGTCAGAACTTAAAGAAGACGGCGGCATCGTCAAAGGCTACGCTTCGACGTTCGACCGTGACCCTGACGCATACGGCGATGTGGTGGAGCGTGGCGCTTTCGCCAAGTCGCTCGAAAGATGGAAAGCGTTGAACACTGAGGGTAAGTTCATCCCGCTTTTGTGGGGTCATGACACCGAAGACCCGAAATCTAACATCGGGCGTGTTGTTGACGCTGTAGAGGACGAGCGCGGCTTGCTCATCACAGCCGAATTCGACGCGGATAACGAGAAAGCACAGTACGTGCGAAAACTCGTGCAAGAAGGGCGCGTGTATCAGTTCTCGTTCGCTTTCGAGATTCGTGAGCAAGGAACCGTCGAACTTGAGGACGGGCGCAAGGCTAACGAGCTGCGCGACTTGGAGCTGTTCGAGGTTTCGCTGGTTCAAATTCCCGCGAACCAGCACGCGACCGTCGAAGAGGTCAAATCTGACGGTGTTATCGAGTTGAAGCCGCGCATTGAAGGATTAACCGACGAGCAGCGCGAAGAGTTTACGAAAGCAGTTGCGGAAGCGACCCATAACGGTCTTGAAATCGGATTGAAAGTAGGCCGTCGCAATTCCGCGAAGGATGCCGACGAGCTGCGCAAGGTGCAAAGCGCGGCGAACCAAATTCTTGAAGTCGTTAACGGCCTGTTAGCCGATGACGAAACGCCTACGGAAGACGGCGAGGAAGAGAGCGAAGCGGCGAAAGCTGCCGAGGGCGAGACTTCCCAGGCCGAATTCGTGGACGCATACAAGCAAGCCATTAAGACACTGATTGGAGAATAGAAATGGCAAAAATGAATGAGCTGATGGAAAAGCTCGAAGCTGCCGAGACTGTTGAGGATATCAACGAGGTCAAGGCCGAAATCGTCGCTGAGAAGGAGCGCCAGGAAGTCATCGCCGAGAAGTCGGCTATCCTGGACAGCTTCAAGGCTGAGAAACCTGTCGAAGCCAAGAACGAGCCTGAGCCGAGGACGCTTGGCGAGTATGCAGCAAAGCACCTCGACCTTTCCGCTCTGCGCTCTGGCGCTTCGAAGTCGGCTGGAACTGGTTTCGGCTTCAAGACCTACACGGACGCGCAGTCCTCGCAGCAGATCATCCAGTACGACCGCAACGTTGTGGACACGGCTGTTCGTGACTTGCAGGTTCGCGGCCTGTTCGGCTCCGAGTTCATCACTGGCAACGCTCTCAAGTACTTCATCCTCGGCGCACGTGAGGACAACTCCGCTCCCGCTCCTGGCAGCGTGAACGAAGCCGCTGCAAAGCCGCAGTTCCACATCGTTGAATCTTCCGCTACCGCGACACTTCAGAAGATTGCTGGCTGGTTCTACGAGACCGACGAGCTGCTTGAGGACAACGCTTTCCTCGCTTCTGCCCTGAACGCTCGCGGCCTGTACGAGCTGGACGCTCGCATCGAAGCCTATCTGCTCTCGACCGCTCTTAGCGCTTCTGGCATCAATACCGCCACGTATACGCATGGCGCGAAGGTTTCGCCCGATGACGTTTTCAAGGCCATGATGACCATCAAGACCCAGAGCGGTCTGAACGCCGATGCAGTAATCATGCACCCGACCGATTATCAGGCCGTTCGTCTGCTCAAGGACGGCTCTGGCGGCACTGTCGGTCAGTACTACGGCGGCGGCGCGTTCTATGCACCGTATGGAAACGGCGCTGTCAACAATCAGCCTGGTCTCTGGGGTCTCAACACTATCGTCACGCCGAACATCACGCAGGGAACCATCCTCGTCGGCGCGTTCAAGCAGGGCGCGAGCGTCATCACCAAGCAGGGCGAGGGCGCACGTATCGAGGTCGTGACTGGTGACCATGACGATGCTATCTACAACCGCGTTACCGTGGTCGTGGAAGAGCGTCTGGCTCTCGCTGTTCGCCGTCCCAAGGCGTTCTGCAAGATCACCGAAGCTGCATCTTCGTAAGACAGCCTGAAAGCGGGGCGGGTAACACCGTCCCGCATCATTTAAGGAGACAAACCATGCTGAAAATCTATCGTGACAAAGACGGCTACACGTTCCAATACGAAGAGGGAACGCAGCCTGAGAATCTTGAGCTGGTCGAAGCGCCGAAAGCCAAGGAAGTCAAACCCGCGAACAAGGCGCGTCGCACGCGCACGAAGAAGGCCGAATAATGACTGTCGAAACTCCGTGGGATTACACGGTTAACTCGCTCGATTCGATGATCAGCGTCTCCGACTTCAAGGCGCTCTGTCCTGGCATGTCATCCACAGACGAGCAGATACAGGCAGTGCTCGATGCAGTTAGCGCGGCTGTGCGCGATTATTGCGGGTGGCATGTTTCACCGAGTCTCGAATGTACGTTCACAGGTCACGGCGAGGGTGGTTTGCTTATTCTTCCCGCTATGGGCGTTACTTCGGTCGAATCGCTTTACGTTAGCGGTGAAGCAGTTACCGACTACGAGTGGACAGCGGCTGGCATGGTTCGCCTTAAAGGGGTCACGTTCCCTAACGAATGGCGCTCCGTCGTTTGCACGTATAACGCTGGTTTCTCTATCGGCGCTATCGGTCAGGTCGTGGCGCAAATCGCGTCAAACGCTCTAGCGGCGGCTCCTGGCGTGGCGAACGAGCGAGCGGGCAACGTGTCCATCACGTACAACCAGACAGGCGCTGGCATCACTGGTGGCGTTTCGCTGCTGCCGCGTGACTACGAGATTCTGGCACCGTACAAGCTGGCAAGAGCGAGGTAGCCATGTTGCCTAGCTTTTGCAGAGACTCGATAACGGTCAAGCGTGGACGGCTGGCACCTGGGCGCGGCGCTGAAGTCATCGACTGGTCAAACCCTATCGAATTCACGATTGACGGCTGCTCTATCCAACCGTCGAGCACTTCACGCGATTTCGACGGGCGCTCGCTGCAAGTCTCCGAAGAGTGGACGCTGTTCGCGCCACCTGGCAGCGACTTGAAAGCGGG